ATTGGATCCCCGCACATGAAAACAGGGACTGTTCATTTAATGATCCCACCAGGGGAAGAGCCGTGCAGTATCTCGGCATTTTGTTTAGCACGTAACTATTTACAAGGACCAGCCTAAACGTTTTGGTCTATTTAAATCATTAAACCCAATTAAAACCAACCAGGAAGGTTGCGTTGCCGTTCCAAATGAACCATACGTAGTTCGAACAGTGCGTGCTGATACTCGTCTTCAATGGCTATTTGCTGTTCGGGTGTAACACCGAAGGCCAACCAGAAGGAATACCGGGATTTCTCGGCAACCGGACGATACTTGGCAGTCATACCACGACTTAACCAATACAATCCGCCTTCCAATTGTTCACCTTTGGCAGACTTGCCAGGTATTCCTGCCCCAATCCTATAAAATCTATTATAAAACTCTTGGAACACAGGTATACCACTTGTCAAGGACAATCCTCCCTCACCAACTGCCATGAGCCAAGCTTTTAACACACTCCTGCTATGTAGCTCTTTTAATGAAAGACAATCTTTTGCCAGGGATTTCGGATAGTTCCGAACCATTACATACTCGACACCATTGTGAACAGGATGAGTTTGGCAAAACTCAATTTCCTCCAAGCAGTAAACTGGCTTCTCTACCTTCATATTAAACCCCATCTCCAAGAACCACTGGTCCAATCCTTCGCTAAACCTACTCAGATCACCGGCCTCCATGAACACCACACAATCATCCCCATTATTCACAAGCTCGATTTTCACGCCCCTGTCCTGTCCGTACGCGTGGATCATGGCACACATAATCAAGCAGTTGCCCAAGGCCGTGTTCATATCACCACTGAACCTTTTGCCCCGAACTTTATACCTGATAGTGCCATCGTCGCATCTCCCGAAACCTTCATTATTGACCTGCCACTTGAGCAACCTACGAAGCTCAGGTGAGTGGAACATGGAGTTATAAATGGAATGCTCCCACTCAAGCATCTCCGCACTCACATGTTGATCAAATCTCTTCATATCGAATCCAATAGCAACGGGGGAGTCAAAACTATCCCAGATATCTTGTATAATACCTCCAATCTGCTCAACGGTGTACCCTTTAATGATGGTGGGGCCACCCCAAACCGAATCCACAGCCCGATAAACATGGTGTTCGA